GTGCAGCGATGTGGCAATTAAACATTCGCTTTTTCAGAACACTGACACAAAAAGAAAGAATCATTAAAAGCGAAAACGAAGCTGAATGAATCATGAATGACTCTGATCCGCTGACTTGCATTGACAGATGCTCTAGTCCATCTTACACTTAAGAGGTTGTATGCAAAAACCCTGTCATGGCTAGACGTGAGAGGCTGCGGTTCAAGCCGGGAGACTTTGTGTTCGCCCGCTTCCACGGGGAGGAGGAATTTGAAATTATTGAAGAGGTGATGTGTGATTCAATTCTCCCGCACTTCAAATGCAAAACATGGGGCGGGCGTAGAAACGATTATTGGGTGTTTCCGCAGATTCATCTTTCTTCTAAATCAATTCAATCATTGATTCAAGAAGCAAATCACAAACAGCTCAAACTTATCTAATTCAGAAACATGGCAACATTTCTTTCTCGTCGAGAAGCTCAGGAACGCGCACGCAAAGAAAAAGAACAAAAGCGTCAAAACAAACTACGTCATAAAGACTTGATGTGGGCAGCTAAGCGACGCTATCTCGATGACAACGAATGGTATGAACTATTTGTCCTTGATCGCACATTTGGGCAATGGGGTCCAGAACAGGCGGAGTACGAATTTGGGGTACTTTCGGAATTGCGTGAATTTTTTGCGCGTCACGCAGTTGGGAGCAAGTGCCCACACATGAACGCACTAGAAAAACACTTGGCGCTGCACGCAGAAAAAGAAAGTACAGAGACGAAACAAAAAGGCAAGAAGCTCGTCAAGGCACACCCAAGCGAAAATCTCGCAAAAGCAAAATGACAAAACGCAATCAAGAAAAAAGCAATTTCCCAACAGGAGTCAGAACTGTCATTCTTGAAGATCTAGATGAAGAGACTTGGTTTCATTTGCTTGCAACTATTGATGCACGCATTTTTCATTTTGAAACTCGACTGCGTGAGGCAGAAATATTCAAAGACCCAGACAATGTGATCTGGCACTACAAGTGGGTAATTGAAATGCACAAGAAAATCAAGGAAACCATGCGCAAGCAAATCTGGGAGGCATGACACTTTGTACTACTGGCACAAGTACACCTTAAGTACAAAATGCACATGACCGAAGCGCTTGCAAAGTCTCTAGCGCGTGCAGTGCATCTCAGGTACAGCATCATCACGCGACGAGATGAACACAAAAAGCGAGTTGAAGAACTAACACAAAAAAGATCAGCGCTTTACATCAAAGCAACTGACTACCTGGAAGATTCACCAGCGATGAGTGAATTTCACAGACAACTTGATTTACTCGACAAACAGGAGTTTGAGCTTCATGACGAATTCAAAAAGTTTCTCAGAAAAACAGACGATGATCTCACAATCACAATCGGAGAAATTGTACGAGAAAAGTTTGGACCCGATTGGGATTTCAATTCAGCTATCTGAACTTACGCCATTGATGAATTTGCGACAGGCGCAAAAAACAATGGAGATTCAATCTTTAATTTCACAGTTAGCAATTAGCAAGCTACGCGCAGCAGATAAAGGCGACAGAAACAAATATGACATACTAGAAAAACAGCAAATTCAAGCTGCGCTAGCTGCACTGCAAATCATTCAAGAGGTTGAAAATGCTATCTGACAACGACAACGTTTTTGAAAGTAGGGCGCGAATCACAGAAAGACAACCATTCACAGCGCTGCCAAACTGGATCATCAGAAAGCGTGCGGAAGATGCAAAATGGCTTAGCTGTGCTGAGTTTTCAGTTTTAGTTACGCTGCAGTTTTTTGCAAATGGCGCAGGAATTGATTCGTCTGTTTTTCCAAGTTACAACACAATTGCAATGTATTCAGGCGTGTCAAGAAGGTCTGCAATTGACTGCATTGATTCTCTTATGAGCAAAAAGCTCGTCAAGAAAGAGTCAAGAAAAAATAAAGATGGTCAGCAATCGAACATTTACAAACTGATGATCTGGAGCGACAGCGAGCCCGTTCACGAGCTTGGGGGTGGTGCAGAATCTGCACTGGGGGTAGTGCAGGATTTGCACTGGGGTGGTGCAGGATTTGCACCCGAACAAGAACCAATGAACAAGAAAAGACAAGAAAACCCCCCTGTATCCCCCCAGCGACCTCCTGCGCCGCCCACACCCGCCACACACGCGCCTTCACCCGCTTCTGGTACCAAGAGGGTCAAAGCGACTGAGAGCAGCGTTCCAGACGATCTCAGGCCCCTCTCAGAGCTAATCTGCAGCTTCTTCAACGACCACAAGGCAGGAGCTAGGACGCAGCGAGCCTTCAGTGGGCTAATTTTGCAGCTAATGAAAATTTTGCAAGATAAAAGCGGTGGCATGGAACATGTAAAAAAACAGCTACTGATCGCAATTGAAAAATCAGAGATGGGCGAGAAAAAATGGAGTTCAATTACTTACGAAAATTGGGAGCGCTTTGGAAAACAAAAAACTCCTGCATGGCAAATCAACAACAGACCCAGCACGCAAACTGTCACAACAATTTTTGAAGAAGACGCAGCAAGCGACTTGCAATTCTGAAATACGTGCTATCATCTGCAAACTCTCGCACTCACAGCAACATGACAACGCTCAGCATTGAAGACTTTGAAACTCAGCAGGATTCAATCGAGATAGAAAAACATTTTCTTGCCGCCGCCTATAACCATCTTTGTTTCGGGTTCGGCGAACAAGATTGGATTGATAAATTCATGGATCTTCCTAAAGGGCGCGAGATATTTTCTGACGCACTCAACAAAAGCATGTTCGACTGCTTGCAAGAAGAGCTACTAACTTTTCAGGATGCACCGACAAATGAAATTACTGTTTCGACTCGCCTTAAGAAATTGGTCGAATGCGATGCAGCGACAATTGAAAATTACATTGATGAGATTGTTTCACGCCCAGTAGAAAAAGATCTTGATGTTTGGAAAAACAAAATCATTCCTATTTGGCATTTTCATCATTCACGCTCGCTTGTCAAGGACTACCTAAAGAACTCGCTAGACATTGTAGAAAGAAGCTGCAACATACAAGAATCTCAAGTTGCGCTTTCTTACGTGCTAAATGCTGCGCAGCTTATTGAGGGCGTAGAAACACAAAAAGATGAAGTGCATCCCTTCATCGCCGCCAAAGAAATGCTGCTTGGCCCGAAGCAGGAGAATCGAGTCCTACGCACCCGTTTCGGCTTCCTCAACAGTGCTCTGGGCGGTGGGTTGAACCATCCCGCACTTGGGACGGATGGACGCCTGATCGTGGTTGCAGGACGCCCCGGCAGTGGCAAATCAACGTGGGCGATGAATCTGGCTCTCGATGTCGCCACCAAGGGCTCCAAGGTGCTTTTTTACACGCTTGAAATGTCTGATAAAGAAGTTTGTCAGCGCATGTTGTCGTGCCTTGATTATTTGATGTGCTTAGAAAAAGGTGGCACACCTTTGAGCTATGGGCACATCATTAGACAAATCAAAGACGAAGAACAAGAAGAAAGGATTCGCTCAATTCCTATTGAACGCATCGCTGATAACTTTATTTTCACAAATACTTACAACGTATCGCCGAGTCAAGTTGTCACAAAGATCAAAACAGAAAAGCGCAAGAACAAAGATCTATCGCTTGTGATTATTGACTATTTGACTTTGATGGATCTTGATTCTGATTCCACTAAAGCCGAAACACGAGCACTTGCTATCGGGGCGGCAACGCGAAAACTGAAAACTGTTGCACTTCAAACTGGCGTTGATATTCTTGCCGTCTGCCAATTAAACAGGGGCGTTGAATCAAGAAACGACAAGAAGCCCATGCTCTCAGATCTTCGTGAATCGGGGCGCATTGAAGAAGACGCTGATCTTGTGATCATGAATTATTGGCCCTGGTATTACGACAAAAATGAAGATGCAATGCGTTACGAATACGCTGTCGTCAAAAACAGAAAGGGCGCAACGGGAACATGTGAGATTTCTTTTGCAAAAGAGTTTTATGCAATGACGGAGCGTGCAGAATGAATCACTCGTCTCGCAATACTCCCTGCCCGATATGCCAGCGCAACACCGACGACAAATGCAGGTGGAGTGATGAATTTATACTTTGCTACGACGGAGATTCTTTTGCGCCCCCTCGGCACTTGCGAGTCGGCGACAGAATAAAAGTCAACGCAGAAACGTTTGCATTGTGTTCAACGCTATCCGGCTTTGCTGGAAGCTCTCACTGTTTTGCGCTTGTTGATGATTTCAATTATCGCTTTTTAAAATATGAAGACAAGCGTGCGTACAGAATTCAGTGCGTGCGTGTCATGAAAGAATTTCTGCAAAGAAAAAAGTCGATTGATTCATCCGTTGAATTCATCGAGTTGAACGATAATTTACAGGCATTTAAAATTAACGAACTGTCGAACTGCAAGTTAATTGCTGAAAAGTGCAAGCTGCAGGCGGAAGCGTTATTGGCTTATGCGTCAGCAAATAAAAGATATATCGTTAAATATATTTCATACGTGAATGCAATTTTTGAGGTAGAAAAAATAGCCATTGATGCGCTTGCTGAGATTTCTAGCTTTGAAGAGGTCTGTCTAGGATGCGCCCAAGTATTGACAAAGTAGCAATAGCGTGCAAGACTTTGCGGAATGCGCACTCACTCTCTCAACGCAGAACAGACAATGCTTGATCAAATTCCTGCTCAGAAAAAGAAAAACTACATTTCCTGCAAGAAGATCGCATCTTTTCGCAAGGGCATGAAAGCGACAGAAAAAGGAAAAATGTCGTCTTCAAGCTATACATTTTTTGCGTTTGAACACGAGAACTCAATAACTTTTTCATCACGCTATAGATCAAAGGACTACGAAGGTGGATCGAAGTTCAACGATCACTTCAAGTATCAACTTAAAATCAGAACACTGAAATCTGGCGAAAAAAGATTTATTTTTTACAACTTGATTGGGCGCCCGACCGGAGTTCGCACTTCGCCTCCAAATCACATGCGTAGCAAGTTGGCAATGCTTTGCAGGGTGCAGGAGGGCAATCGCAAAAAACCCATGCACAAAGACCCTGATCGCGGGCTTTATTTAGCTCAAGAGCGTCGCCTGCTCGCCTTCCTGCGCAATTTCCTGAAGCGTCACGGGGTTTCGACTCGCTATCTGAGCAGCGACCCATTTTCGCTGATGACTCAGCTCTGCTATCCGGGCACTCGTGAATTTACAGACGAAACGCTGCGTACAATTTCTGTAGGAGAGTTTCTGCTTGATGATCCTGTAAAAACGATTCTGCGCACAAACGGAAAAAAGAGCAAGCGTGTTCTGTTTAGTGCGATCAAGAACAACCCACAAGTGGCGCAAGGGTTGCTGCGATTTGCAAAGTACATCAGAATCAATCGCTCGCTAGATCATGCACAGGAATTTCTTGAAAAAATGTCACAGGCGCATTTAGATCGTTTTGGACAAGAGCGCAGATTTTACGATGCTCTTTATCGAGAGTATGGAGCAAAGAACTTAAAAGCAAAACAAATGAAAGTTTTCGATCGCCTGTCTATTGATGCAATTATCTCAGCTCTTTACAGCAATATGATTCTCGATGATACATTTAGAATGATTCACCAGCTTAACGCAAACGAAGGATTTAATTTTTCGCAAATTGAATACAATAGCATCAGAGAATTGCACGATGCACTTTTCGAGCTAACACCAAAACGAAGAAAAAACTCATTTACTCATTTTTGCTTCAAAGAAAGCAATCCCTCAGTCCAGTTCTGCAAGAAGCTGCAAGATGGATTTGTCGATAATCGCTACTCAGTTTGTTACGCGACTGGAACAAAGGAACTTCATCAATTGGCGGGTATCATGCACAACTGTGCTTTTTACTATTACAACAGAATTGAAAAAGGAGACTACGCAATCTTCTGCATCAAAGATGACGACAAGACGAAGTATATGTTTGGGATGAATCTTTACTACAGAAAAGACGTGAATTGTTTATTCGCAAAGCTTGATCAAGCCGTAGCAATGTGTAACGAAAAAATTGAGGCAGACATTGAAAACGAATTGAATGATAAGATTCAAAAAGCTCTAGCCCCTTCAATTCTTTATAGCTATGAACTCCGGCTACCCAAAAATCAGCCCCGCGCCGAACTGGGTGTCAATCTTTACGCTGCGTGATGATCTCTCGCCCCCAGGATACATTGAGACTTTTCTTGAAATTCAAGAGCATCCATACGTAAAGCCGGGGGCAGACAAAGAGGAAAAAGCAAAGGAGAAAAAGAAAAAGAAAAAACTCGGGCGCAATGAGAAAGCTTAAAAGTCATCCCAGTTCGATTCTTTTCTTTTTTCAAATTCATCAAGCGTTACTTTTTCAAAGTCAATAGGCGCAACAGGAATCTTTCTTGTGAGATGTTTGTAAGATGAATTCTCTTCCGTGCTAATTCCATTAATCTCGCAATACTTCTCATGCCACTCCTGAATCATTCTTCTGTCAACAAAGCCCTGCATTAAATTCGCAATTGCTTGTACGCTTTCGCCCTTCTCAAAAAGCAAATTCACGGTCACTCGCAGGATGCGATTGAGAGACGTGGAGGCGCGTGTGGGCATTTTGCAGCTAAGGGGTTGACAGCTCGTACAATCTGATGCTACCTTGCATCTGTTCAGCACACAAGGCGGCATGTCCGTTCATCAGAAACTCATGCAGGCGCGTATCGCGCTTCAAGGTAAGAAGCTCTCAAAGAGCGGTAAAAACAAATTCGCTGGGTACAATTACTTTGAACTTGGGGACTTTCTTCCTACTGTTCAAGAAATCTTTCTGTCGCTCGGAATCTCTGGTGTTGTCAGCTACGGCAAAGAAGAAGCCACGCTGACCATCACCGATTGCAGTAACCCCGACGACTGCATCGAGATCTCAAGCCCCATGTCCAGCGCTGCTCTCAAGGGGGCACACGAGATTCAAAACCTGGGCGCCGTGCAGACCTACCTCCGTCGCTACCTCTGGGTGACGGCTATGGAAATCGTTGAGCATGACGCCCTAGACGCTGTTCTGGGCAGCGACGCCGGCACCTCGGCGCCCAAGTCAGCGCCCAAGCCTGCGGCGGCCCGTAAGCCTGTCGATGAGGCTCCCGGTGGTCTGCGAGCCAGTGAGGCATTCGCCCCCACCTCAGTCAACGAAAAGCTTGAAACCAAGCTGATGGATTTGGGCATCACGCAGTACGGGATCAAGACCGTGCTCAAGATCACTGAATCCTTGAGCCTTCTCGAAATCCCTGAAAACAAAGCAACGGCGCTGCTGAAGGCAGTCGGCAAGGATCACGTCAAGATGTTCAATCAGGGCAAGAACAGCAAAGGCGCACAAATTATTCCTGAGCCCGTCAGCGACAAAGTGAGCACTAAGTCGATTGACGATCTTGCAAAAGCTGCTGAAGACGCATTCGGAGATGACTGATGAAAATTACTCAAAGTCAGCGGGTTACATTCAGCCTTCCTCGCCCCATCTATGAAAAACTTGTTGAGCTAGCTCAGCTCAGCGATACAAGTATTTCTGGATTGGCAAACCGAGCTACTCGTGAGTGGGTGGAGGAGAACTACAAACAGTTCGTTGCTTTTTACTCAAAGGACAAATCAGCGACGCAAGAGCGCTGGAAGTAATCAACAGAAATCACAATGAGAAACAACAGTGTTTTCACGATCAGCATCGTTGTCGCATCTCTCGCGGCCCTTGCTTTCGTTCTCTGCTGATGAGATTAAAGCCCAGTAGTCCGATCATCTACCACCGTTATGACTGACAGCACTAACAAAGTCTTGACCACTTCATCAAGGAATCATGAGCTATGGCCTGTCCGCACGGAATCAACAATCCCCAAGGCTTACCGACTGATCATGCGGGGTGACGGAAACGGCAATACGCTGCCTGCGCTTCAGGGCCTGTTTACCTGGACTGAAGGTAGCAACTATGGCGCTGAATGGCGCACGCTTGAGACACAAGAGTGTCCGTATCTTGATGACTCGATTCCGTTCGGCCCAATCCACTAGAGGAAACAACTAACACCGTCATGACTGACAACAACCACCCGATCACTCCGCCGATTGAGCTTCTGAGACGGTTGCGCGAAGAAGCGCCTAAATGCCCCGATCAGGGAGTCATCACCCTTGAGGAATGGGTCGTCCGGGA